CATGTTTTCAATAGGGTCTCTTAATATAATTGTTTTGGCTACAGTTACGCCATCTTTAGTTACATGTGGTGGACCATAAGGATTATCTATTACTACGTTTCTTCCTTTAGGGCCTAATGTAACTTTTACAGCGTTAGCTAATATGTCTACGCCTTTTTTTAATGCATTTCTTGCATCAACATTGAATGTTGTGTTAATCATTGGTTTAGAATTTTTGGTTTTTTATTAATATAATTTAATTTACAAAAATTTAAGTATAATTTAGGTCAAATTTCAGATTATTTATAAGATCATCAATTTCCTGGTTAGATTTTTTTTTATCTTTAAGTTCTCTAACCTCTTGTTTAACAATCTTTTTAATCAATACACTAATATGGTTAGTATGAGATGTAGCAACTTCAACACCAAACAAGTCATTATATCTTTTTATAATAGTTTTTACTTCATGTGTTGTGTATACTTCTTTTCTTAATGATGCCCATACATCTAATTTATTTTTTTGTGATCCCATATTTTCTAAATAGCTTTAATTTAATCTTTTCTTGTTTCATTACTTCTTTAACTAACTCATAATAATCAGGATTAGTTTCCTCTATTTTACCACTGTATTTCCACAATTGATCTGCAGTTAATACAATAGGTCCGTTATTTTTTTGTTCTTGTTTCTCTTTTTCTAATTGTATTGCTAGATGATGTCTCATATTTTTCTAAATTTTTTATGTTAGATAATAGATTATTGTTTTCTACACTTGTTAGTAATGCACTAATAACTATAATTAATGCTATTACTAACAAAATGATAAATATTATAAGTTCTCCCATTAATTATGATTTAGTCTAACACCCGGTTTTAAATCAACTTTTAACTTAGCAGCTGCTGCTTTCTCTTCACAGCTAATACATTTACCTGTATCATCAGGTAAGATAGGTAAAGGAGGTGCTTGATCTTTATTAATCATTGTACCACTCTTAATAACTTCAATATGTTTTAACTTAGCCTGCTCTAGTTGTAACTCTTCTATTTCAAATTGAATATGATTCTTAGCTTTAATTAAATCTTCTATATGTTTATCCATGTTACTCATACCAGCTTCATACTTTTTGCCTGCACGCAACAAATAAGATGTAACGTTTCCAATATTGTAAGATAATTTAAAGTCTTGTATAATTTTACGAGCTTCATAACCATATACACTTCCTATATAATAGTTAGGTGTTGGGTTTTTTTCATAATTTGGTTTATCCATTTCTAATTTAGTTTTTGTGTATTCTCCAAAAATTTTTGCTTGACCGCCATACATGGCTTTATCAGCTAGTTCATGTAAAGAATACGGTTTATTAAATTCCATACCTTCAGGTACAGACATTTCTATATTATTAGTACTACTAGGAATCCAGCCATTTCTACCTTTCTCCCAATAATATTTATTATGGCCATCTTTTTTCATATTTTAAATTCATCAAATATAGAATCCATAGCTTCTATTGACATTTCATCATTTTCTTTTACAACAACATCTGGTTCTTTAGTAGCTGTATCTTTTATTTGTGGTGCATGAGCACTGTATACTTCACCCATCATAAATTTATGAAACTTACTTTGATAATTCATCCAATTACGTGGATGTGTTTGTTTAAATGCATGCGTTACATTATTATAAAACATCCAAGCTGTATCAGGATCTACTCCATAATTAAAAGAAGGCTTTTCTATCTCAGATTTAACTATACCTATTTGTTGTGAATCAATAAGCTTTTCTTCTACAAAGAGTCTACCTAGCAGTTCACTTTGCGCAGTTATAGATAAGTTGTGTGTTTTCATTGTATCTTTATCTTTAACTAATGTTTTAAATTTATTGTTGGCCATGCCTATTTGTGCTACAATATGTGATGCAATCTCTGCATTAGCACTACCAGTATGTTTTCTACCATATGTAGATAGGTCTCCATGTATAAGTCCATTATTACAGACAAATACTTGTGCTCCTATACCACATTGGAATCTTGTGCTTTTATCATATGAGTTAGTCCATGCAAACATCATACCCATGTCTGTGTCTACGCTACTTTCTGCGTGAGCTAAATGATAAATACCTTGAGCTATTTTAGCATTCAAGTTTGCTCTATATAATTCTCTTGTGATTGTAAATCCTCCCTTCTTTAATGAAGATGTTACACCGTCCATCACTTCTTTGTGTGATACTACAGTATAAGTCTCTCCATGTGAAGGTAAAGGTGCTGACTCAAGCCAGTCTTTTGTTGTTTCATTTGGTTTTCTATGTCCCATATTAGTTGATTTTAGTGTTCAAAAATAACAATTTTTCTGATTAAAACAAAGATAATTGATTAAAATTTGTGTTTAAAATATTATTAATTTCTTTCTCAATTGCTTGTAAATAATACTTCTGATTTACATTGTAATCAGACCATTGTTTTTCTTCTGTTTGATTGAATACAGTTTGTATCCATTTACCGGCTTCAAGTTGTATCTCTCTACCATCATTTTTATTACGTTTAATAAGCTTAACACCCGTGTCTGAGATAAAATACCTATTAATCTTTTGTAAATTTTCTTGTTTGTATACACCTTCTTTAAGACTATCTGCAACAACCTGCCATCCGCTGTTAGTTTTAGAACCTATACAGTAATCAAGTATGTTTTTGTTAGTCTTTAGATAATCTTCAGGTAAAACATCATTTACAAAATATTCAAATATAGCTTTTGGTATAACTAACTTGGATTTATTCTTATGTAAAGCCAAGTTGTTAGACTCAAATCTACCCTTACATTTAGCTTTATCTTCCATGTTAATAGCAATGTAATTGTTTACGTCAGCAAGTATAAGCTTCTTATATTGATCATGTTCTAAGTTAAAGCTAGTTATCTTTTCCCATTTCTCACATATTTCCATGTACTTTTGTTTATACTGTTTAGGAATAATTGTTTCTATACCATCAGTATTCTGTAACAAAGGTACAGCATTAGGTATAGCTTCCATAATCATTTCATACAACATCATCAATGTAAGTTGACCGTTGATTGTAATACGCATAGTAAACTCAGGATCATATAAGAAAGAGTTCTTATCATTAGATAAACCATATGTACTATTTAGTATAATTTTATATACATAATTCATAGGGTTACTCTTAGGGACTTTCTTTCTTTCTGTAAAGAACCATTCATACAGTGTACAGAATTCTTTGCTAGGTAAATGTGCAGGTGACCATCCATTCTTAATAGCTAACATAGGATAAAAACTAGTAACATCTGAAGACATTATAATATTATCTTCATCAGCTTCATATACACCAGGTTGATTAGCACCGTGTGCACCACCTAAACCAAAATGTGTTTTTACACCTTGGTAAACTACAGCATGTTTGAAAGAACCTTTAATGTTTTGAGGATCTAATTCAACACTCTTAAATCTCTCTAGCAGAGTATTAAACTCAGGAGTAACAAATGACACACAAGGTAGAATGATATTCTCAAGTTTTATAACTTTCCTAAATGTTCTTAGTTTTTTAAGTTCACGTTTTTCCATGTTAAGTTCTTTACTCAAATAAAAACTAAACAGTTCTTTAGATATACGTGGCTCAGAAGCGTTCATAAGGTTTATGTTATACTCCTTAGTTAGGTTCATCCTTAAAGCTATAAGCTCTTTTGATCTATTGTAGATCTCATGTGTTGCATCTACATCATTAATACAATACTCAACAATAGTATTTAGATCCTCTTGCGTATCTATATCAGCTTCATGATGTATAGGCATATCTAGAATATTATCCCAATCCATAGTATATTCAATCCACTTAAGACTAGAGCGCTTTGCCATATTGTCCCAGTGATTAAGTTTAAATACATCTATCTGATTGATTTTCATATTCCATTCAGGAAACTCAGAAAATTCTCTGTTGTTTGATCTTCTAATAGCTTCTTGTGCGTATCCATATATTTCTTCAGTGATACCGTCAGGGTCCATACCTTTCCATTCTTTATGATACTTAAGAATATTATGTGTTACCTGTGAATCAAAGCCAATACCATTAAATGAGATGTGGTATTCATTATTTTTTATATTTTCTTTTAAGAATTTGATAAACTCTACGGAGTCATCTTGTAATTTGTGGATTACAAAAGTCTTATAAGTATTTGCCTTGTAATGTTTAAATACACCAACAAAGCAATTCTTAAGGGTCTCATAATCCATTACCCAGTGATTCATATATATTGTTTTAGTTATTAAATTCTAGTGTTTTTCTATCTAATTTTTGCTCTTCATAGTTTACTCTGTCAGTGCAATCACTTTGTACGCCATCTTTAATTGCTATGTGAATAAATTTATCATCATAATCAAACATATCCACTCTAACAAACCCACCACTAATTTTAGTGAGTCCGTAATCATCTCTTAATTGCAATTCAAGTTCTTCTAATCTTTTTCCTATGGTACTCAGTTCTTCTGATTTCATATCTATTGTTTTAGTTAAAAAATATATCTTATCTTATTCCAAGGAATTATACTGTTGTGCAGTTGTTTAAACTGATGTATATATTCTCTTTTAAGTGTATGCTTGTATCTAAGATTGCTTCCTCCATACTGTGATGTCTTAGTTTCTTGTATATCTGGTGTCCATAAAGTTAGTTCTGTCTCAGGATGATTTTCTAAATTAACAATATGTCTTTTTAGATTATGTGTAAGAAATATAACTTCAGCTAATACTTCTTTCTTGTAACTTACATAGTCATTCATCATGTTAAACAAATCCTTATAGTCTTCTAACCATCCATCATACACTATAACAGGACTATAGTTAACGTGTACATCATAACCGGCATCTATAAATGCATCAATTGCTTTTATTCTATTAATGATTTTAGATGTATGTGGTTCATGTATGTCTGCCATTTTCTGAGGCATAAGACTAAATCTAATACGTATCTTACCTTCAGGATCAAACGTTGTAAGATCCGGGTTAACATACTTAG